GGAAAAGGATTACCTGACTCTGCTTTTGAAACAGACTTTGCTTCATTTAAAACTTCTGCAACTACTTGCGAAACACAAGTTACCCCATACTCAGGTGCTAGTGATATTAATTTATTTGATACTAATGCAGTTGTAGATACCTCTCAAAAAGTATTTGAAAATGTAAAGAAACTCTTAAACCCTATGAGAGCCTTTTTCACTTACACACTAGGACATTATAAATTACAGATTGAAGGAACAGGGTCAGCAGTTAAAACTATTACTTCAGATAATGTAGTAGGTGGTGCAAAGGTTTTAGGAGAAAGAAAAGGAAGTAAATATAATAGAGTTATAGGAACATTTACTAACCCTTCTAAGAATTATCAATTAGACACTATCTCTTATCCACCAGCAGATGATTCAAGCTTACCAGTAGCAGATAGACACGCAACAATGGTAACAGCAGACAATGGAACTTTACTAGAAGGTAACTTTGAATTTAAGAATGTTACCAGTCCATATCAGGCTCAAGCTTTGTGTGAGGTTATTTTAAGAAGATCAAGAAACCAATTACAAGTACAATTAAGATTAACTTCTGAATTCTTAGATGTATCTATTGGAGAGATTGTGGCTATCACATATCCAAGTGGTGGTTTTAATGCAAAGCCTTTTATAGTTCAGGGATTAACTATTAATGAAGATTTAACTGTTGATATACAATTATACGAACATCAAGATAACTTTTATGCTTGGAGTACCAAGTCAGAAGCACCTACTATAGCGGACACTACTCTACCTAATCCTTTTACTGTTCAGCCACCAGCAAGTGTAACTTTGTCTGACCAACTTATTCAATACAATGATGGAACAGTTATTGTAGCACTAGATATTCAATTAGGTGCAAGTCCTGATTCTTTTGTAGATTATTATCAAGTGGAATATAAGAAAAGCACAGAAACAGATTATCAAATACACGCACAAGGTACTGGATTAAATCAAAGGGTTCTTAATGTGATTGACCAAGATACCTATGATGTAAGAGTTAAGGCTATTAATAATATTGGAGTATCATCTACTTATGTATCTGCACAAAGAGTTATTGTAGGTGCAGTTGCTCCACCAAGTACAGTAACAGATTTTTCATGTAATATTCTAGGACAAGAAGCACATCTAAACTGGGAAGCAGTAACAGACCTTGACCTTGCATATTATCAAATTAGATATTCAACATTAACTACTGGTGCTGAATGGCAAAACTCAGTTTCTTTAATTGAAAAAGTATCAAGACCAGCGACATCAATTTCCGTACCAGCAAGAGTGGGTAGTTATTTAATCAAGGCAGTAGATAAGCTTGGAAACTTTAGTATCAATGAAACAATCGTTTCTACTAATGTTCTTGCTATTGGAAACTTTAATAGTGTGGCTACTCAAACAGAGAGTCCTAATTTTACTGGTGCTAAAACAAACATCACTTTAGAAAACAATACTTTAAAACTTACCTCTTTAGATTCAGATGGTATTTATGAATTTTCAGCACCCATTGATATTGGAGCAGTACATACTTCAAGAGTAACAGCTTCTATTACCCAGTTTGCAGAAGACCCTACTGATTTATTTGATGGTGGTAGAGGATTCACTTTATTTGATGATGCAACTGGTTCATTTGATGGAGATTCAGTATCTAACTCAAACGCACATTTAGAGATTGCTTTATCAGATGATGGAACAACTTATACTGAATTTAGAAACTTTGTTATTGGGGATTATACAGCTAGATATTATAAGTTTAGATTGTATTTAATATCAAGAGATCAGGCAACTACACCAGTTGTTAGTGCTTTATCTGTTAGTATTGACATGGAAGATAGAATACAAAGTGAGAATGATATTGTAAGCGGTGCTGGTACTAAAACAGTAACCTTTACAAATCCATTTAAAACGGCTAATTACGCAGTAGGCATTACTGGAGAAAATATGGCAACAGGAGATTATTTTGTAGTTACTAATAAGACTATAAGTAATTTTCAAGTGACTTTTAAGAATTCTAGTGATACAGCAATATCAAGAACATTTGACATGATTGCAAAAGGATTTTAATGGCTCAACACGATTACATAATCAATAACCAAACATTCCCTTCATTTAGAACGGACTTAAATAATGGCTTATCAGCAGTAGCTTCTAATAATAGTGGTTCTTCTGAGCCAACTACTACTTATGCTTATCAATGGTGGTACAACACTTCTAGCAATACTTTAAATGTTCGTAATGCTGATAATGACGCATGGATTTTAATTGGAACTTTCAATCAAACAAATGACACAGTTCAATTAAATGTTCCAGTATTAGCTTATCCAACTATCGGTTCAATATCTCCAGCTACTATAGACAATACAGCTTCTAGCATTGTGATTACTGGAACTAATTATGTCATTACTCCAACAGTAGAATTTCATAGCACAACAGGTGCAGTAACTTTAGCTAACTCTGTAACAAGAGATTCAGCTACACAATTAACAGTCAATGTAACTTTACCAACTGACGGAACATATTTTATCAGAGTAGAAAACCCTGATGGCTTGGCGACTAGATCATCTACCAGCCTTTTAACTGTTTCAGATGCTCCTACTTGGACAACTGCTTCAGGATCACTTGGTTCAGTTGCACAGGGTGGTGCTTTTTCTGCAACTGTAGTAGCAACTTCTGATTCTGCAATAACTTACTCAGTACAATCAGGTGCGTTACCAAGTGGCTTATCTATTAATACTTCAACTGGTGTGATAAGTGGAACTGAAAGTGGTAGCGATACAAATGAAACAGTTTATACATTTACTTTAAGAGCAACAGACGCAGAAACTCAAACTGCTGACAGAGTGTTCACAATTACAATAACAGTAGGAATTAACAATGGGATACAATTTAACTAATGGCTTCAACATATTTAACTAAAACTTTAACAACACCAACAAGCGATAAAATATTTACTTTTAGTGCATGGGTAAAAAGAAGTGCTTTAGGTAGTGAAGGATATGTATTTACTATCGGCTCTAATGGTGGTTCTTCTCCATCACATTACTATTCAATAAGATATGCTAATGAAAAAATATATGTTCAAAGAAGTGGTACAGGTCAATTAATAACAAATGCTGTTTATAGAGATTTATCTGCTTGGTATCATATTGTACTTACAAACGATACTACACAAGCAACAGACAGTAATAGAATTAAACTTTATGTTAATGGAGAGTTGGCTTCTTTAGGAACTGCAACTTACCCATCTCAAAACACAATATTAGATGGAATAAATGGTGCAAGATGTGCGTTAGGTTTAACTTATTCAGGTACAGGAAATTACTTTGATGGCTTAATGACACACATACACTTCATTGACGGAACAGCCTATGATGCAGATACTTTTGGCGAAACAGATGCTACTACAGGAATATGGAAACCTAAGACTGCACCAAGTGTTACTTACGGAACTAATGGCTTCTTCTTAAAAGGAGAAAATAGCGGTGCTTTAGGAACAGACAGTTCAGGTAATGGAAATAATTTTACAGTTAATGGTACACCTACGCAGACAGTAGATACTCCTTCTAATGTTTTTTGTGTTCTAAATCCATTGCAAAGTATTGCACACCCTTCATACACAAATGGAAATACTAAATGTGGTTCATCTTCAGATAATGACAGAGCCATTGGAACAATACCATCTCAATCAGGTTATTATGAAGTTAAACTTGTACAAGCACCAGTAGGTGGTAGTGGTAGTGGACTTATTTGGGGTGTTTATGATGTAAGTAATAATCCAGCTTTAACTTTAGCTTCACAAAGATGGTTTAAAACAAATTATGGTTACGACACTCATTACGCTACAATAAATTTTGGAGAAGGCAATTCTTGGGAAAATCAAACAACAGGACTAACTGCTAGTGCTGGAGATATATTAATGATGGCTTGGAAAAATGGAAAATTATATGCTGGATATAATGGAACTTGGTTCTTCGGTGCAAATCCAAGCACAGATACAGATGGTTCAGTACAAATGCTTTTAGCTGATGCAAATGCTTATCAAGCACCATTAGGTAGAAGTAATCTTAGTGGTTTAACTAATGCTGAATTTAATTTTGGTAATGGATTCTTCGGAACAACTGCGGTAACTACAAATTCAGGTAGTGGTTATTCAGATAGTAATGGAGAAGGTATTTTTAATTATCAACCACCAACAGGCACTTATGCTTGTTGTACAAAGAACTTAAATACATAATTATGGCATATACAACGATTAATAAACCAAATCAATATTTTAACACAAAACTTTTTACTGGTACAGGCTCAACACAATCAATTACAGGAGTTGGATTTCAGCCTGATTTAACATGGTTTAAATCAAGAACACTTGCAGAAAGCCACAATCTAGTTGATAGTGTTCGTGGTCTTTTTCGGTTGCGTTCAAATTCAACTTCGGCACAAGTTTCTACACCTGTTACTCTTGATAGTGATGGATTTACTGTTGGTTCAGAAAGTGAAAACAATGGTGGTTCAATGGTAGCTTGGAACTGGAAAGCTGGTGGAACTGCTTCATCTAATACAGATGGTTCAATTACTTCTAGTGTTTCAGCTAATCCTACTGCTGGATTTAGTATTGTTACTTTTACTGGTACAGGTGCTAATGCTACAGTAGGACATGGATTAGGTTCTTCTGTACCTAAAATGATTATTATAAAAGGATATAGTAATACTCCTAATTGGCAAGTGTACCATGCTAGTTATGGAAATACTGGTGGTGGACAATTAAATTTAAATTCAGCTTTCTCAGCAGATGGTATGTTTCAAAATACTACTCCAACTAGTTCAGTTTTCTCACTAGGTACGAGTGGCAATGTAAATGGTTCAGGTCAAACAATGGTGGCTTACTGCTTTGCAGAGAAAAAAGGTTTCAGTAAGTTTGGTTCATATGTCGGAAATGGTTCTACTGATGGTACATTTATTTACACAGGATTTAAATCAGCTTTTGTGTTAATCAAAAAATCTAATGCAAGTGGTACAGATTGGCAACTTACTGATAACAAAAGAGATTTACATAATGTCTGTACTCATAGATTACTTCCAAATGATAGCATTGTTGAACAAACAGATAGTTTAGATTTAGATATATTATCAAATGGTTTTAAAATTCGTAAATCATC